GAGGGTCGAGTAATCTAACATTATAGAAAAGGAATTATCATGGCTTTAGGTACAGACCAAGTAACCGTCACCACAGCAGCAACGTTTATCCTAGAGATTTGGAGTGACGAAATTGTAGCTGCTTACAAAAAGAACTTAGTTGCTGCTAACTTATTCAAAAAAATGTCTTTCACAGGTAAGAAAGGTGATACAGTTCGTATTCCTTCTCCTACTCGTGGCAATGCTTCAGTAAAAAATGCTAACGCACAAGTAACTCTTATTGCAGCTACTGAAACAGATAAAGTAATTAATATCACTAATCACTACGAATATTCACGTTTAATTGAAGACATCGTTGAAGTACAAGCACTTTCTTCACTACGTCGTTTCTACACAGATGACGCTGGCTATGCTTTAGCTAAACAAGTTGACTCTTCATTAGTTCAACTAGGTCGTACATTTAATGGCGGCTCTGGTGTAACTTATGGTGGTGCTTATATCGGTGGTGATGGTACTACTGCTTACACATCAGGTTCAAGCAACGCTTCAGCACTAACAGATGCTGCGATTCGTCGTACAATTCAACGTCTTGATGACAATGACGTGCCAATGGAAGGTCGTTTCTTCATGATTCCTCCTTCAAGCCGTAACACTTTGATGGGTTTAGCTCGTTACACTGAACAAGCATTTGTTGGTGAAGCTGGTGGTAACAACACAATCCGCAATGGTGAAATTGGTAACTTGTATGGTATCCCTGTATTTGTTTCTTCAAACTGTGATACTGCTACTGGCGGTGCTCGTATTGCCCTTCTAGGTCATCGTGATTCTGCTGTTCTAGTAGAGCAAGTTGGTGTTCGTTCACAAACTCAATACAAACAAGAATACTTAGGTACTCTTTACACTGCAGATACATTGTACGGTGTTGCTGAGTTGCGTGACAATGCTTGTTTTGCCCTCGCTGTCCCTGCATAGTAGTTAAGTACTATATAGCCCTTCTTTGGAGGGGCTATTTTTATGGGCATTGTTGAGTGTTCATAAGAATAATCAAGGAGAACTAAATGGCTAAGTTTAAATGTATGGTAAGTGGTACAATTGTTAATTTTGAGCATGAGCATGATATTGCTGATATGCGTAAACACCCACAATATGAAGAAGTAGTGGAAGTCAAGCTTCCTGAGCCAGTTAAAGTAGTTAAATCTGTTAAGGAATAAACATGGCTATCTTCAGGGGTCCAGGTGGTTCGGGAGATGCAACTACTGATTCAACTACACAAGCGTTAGCAGCTACCCAAGCGGCAGCGGATGCTTTAGCTAGTAAAAATGCTGCAGCGGCTAGTGCAACTAGTGCTTCTAATAGTGCTACATCTGCAACTAATGATGCTGCAACTGCCAATGCACAGGCTATCATTGCTACAACAAAAGCAGGTGAGGCTTTAACTTCTGCTAACAATGCAGCAAACTCCGAGGCAAATGCTTTGCAATATGCAAGTGATGCTTCAGATAGTAATACAGATGCTGAAAACCATGCTGCTTCTGCAGCTGCTTCTGCAAATACCGCAACTACTAAGGCAGACCAGGCTTCAGCTAGTGCAACTACAGCATCTACTCAAGCAAGTAATGCAAGTGGGTCGGCTACCTCTGCTGCAAGTTCTGCCAGTACTGCCCTTGGAGCTTCTTCTAGTGCAGCAACTTTTTCTAGTAATGCTGCTGGAAGTGCATCTCAAGCAGCTACTTCAGCCTCAGAAGCCTTAAATTATGCTATTCTTGCAGGTGATTCAGCTACTAATGCTGCTGACTCTGCTGCTCTAGCAGCTACCTATACTCCTAGTCAAACTGGTAATGCTGGTAAACTACTTACTACAAATGGTACAGCAACTTCTTGGAAAGCTGTAACAGGTACTGGTGATGTAGTATTAAAAGATTCTCCTACGCTAACAGGAATACTAACTGCTGCAACTATTACTGCTTCTAATGATACTACAATTAACGGAATTAAGGTAGGTCGTGGGGCTGGTGCAATTGCTACTAATACTGCGGTAGGGCTTACTGCTCTTAATGCTAACACTACTGGTGCAGATAATACAGGTGTTGGGTACTTAGCTCTTAATGCTAATACTACTTCAAATTTCAATACAGCTTTAGGGGCTTATGCCCTTAAAGTTTCAACTACTGCAAGTAATACTGCAGTTGGGCGAACAGCTTTATTTAGTCAAACTACAGGTGGTAGTAACACCGCACTTGGATTTGGTAGTGGTGAAAGTATTACTACAGGCAGTCAAAATATAGCAATAGGCTCACTAGTATTTAACAACGCTACTACAGCTGCTAACAATGTTGCTATTGGATATACTGGAGCTAGATTTTTGGCAGATGGAGCAACAGCTCTAAATCCAACAACAGGGATTTACATTGGATATGGAGTAAGGGGAGGCACAGTAGCTACAGAAACTAATGCTATTGTCATTGGGGCTAGTGCAATAGGTCTTGGCTCTAACACCACAGTTATAGGTAATTCTAACACTACACAAGCAAAGATTTTTGGACAAGTAGCCGTAGGTGGGAATACTCCCGCATCATCTACAGCAGCAGGTGTAGCAGGTACAATCACTTGGGATGCTAATTATATTTATGTATGTACAGCGACTAATACATGGAAGCGTACAGCAATTGCAACTTGGTAACTTAGAGGAGAAACAAAATGGAAGAAACAGTAGAAAGTATTGCACAACATTACAAAGCAGCAATGGATTCAGTAAATCTTATTAATGGCGGTAAGCCTGAGTGGATGTCTGACGAAGATTGGACTGACTGCTTAAAGCGTAACAAAGAACACCTTGTTATTATGCTTGCTAAAGACTTCTGGACAGACGAGGACTTAACTCCACTACAACTAGCTTCAGTATAGGACTATCATGACTACAGAAGAACAAAAGGAAATCCACAAAGAAGCTATCAAAGAAGCTATCTCTGAATGGTTAGACAAACAATTTATTGCCTTAGGTAAGTGGACTCTTAAAGGACTTAGTGCAATGGGTTTAGCTGCACTTGTTTATCTGTGGGCAGCATCACATGGTTGGACTATTAAGTTATGATTAACTCTCGTAAACTTGAAGACTTACATCCAAAGGTTAAACTACTTTGTGAACGCTTTGTAGCATCATGTGCTAAACAAAACATAGATGTTCTTATTACTTCAACTTACAGAGATGGTGAAAGTCAAAATGCTTTATATGCACAAGGTCGTACAGCTCCTGGAAAGATTGTTACTAAAGCTAAAGCAGGTCAGTCCTTTCATAATTGGAAGTGTGCTTTTGATTTTGTACCCATAGTTAATGGTAAGGCACAATGGAATGACACAGCCCTGTTCACTAAGTGTGGTGAGATAGCAGAAGCAGTAGGACTAGAGTGGGCTGGTCGTTGGAAAACATTTAAAGAACTAGCACATTGTCAATATACTAATGGCTTAACATTACAAGACTTTCAACAAGGAAAGAGTTTATAATGGACCCGATTACAATCCTTGCAGCACTAGGACCAGTAGCCGTTGACTTAGGTAAATCCCTTATCAATAGGTTCATTGCTCCAGACCAGTTTAAACCTGCTACTATTGAACAGTATGCACAGATGAAACAGATTGACCTTGAGTTCTTTAAGGTGATGAATGAAGCGGGTGGTGGTAATCCTAGCTATCCATGGGTAGAGGCTATCATTAGATTGATGCGTCCTACAATTGGCATCCTTGTACTAGGAACGTGGGCTTATCTAGCTTTAGCTGGTGATGGTGTAGTGAATGAACAAGTGTCTAACTTCGCCTCAGTGGTTGGTTTCTACTTGTTTGGTGAACGTAGTTTATTTTATGTTAAAGGAAAAGGAAAATAATTATGCCTATGGTCGGAAAAAAGAAATTCCCTTACTCAGAAAAAGGTAAGAAAGATGCTGAAGTTTATGCTAAGAAAACTGGCATGAAGAAAAAGGTAGCTCCTAAGAAAAAGGCAATGAAAAGTGGCTACTAAAGGGTTGTATGCAAACATCGCTGCTAAGAAGGCTCGTATTAAGGCTGGCTCTGGTGAGAAGATGAACAAGGTTGGTTCTAAGGCAGCACCGTCTGCTCAAGACTTTAAAGATGCAGCTAAGACAGCAAAGAAAAAAGTTAAAAAATGAAGAAGGATAGTAGATTAGAAAAAGCAGGTGTATCTGGTTATAACAAACCTAAAGCCACTCCTAGTCATCCAACTAAGTCACATGTTGTTGTAGCTAAAGAAGGCGATAAAGTAAAGACTATTCGCTTTGGACAACAAGGGGTTAAAGGTGCAGGTGCTAACCCAATGACAGCTAGTGAGAAGGCTCGTCAAAAGAGTTTTAAAGCTAGGCATGGGGACAA